TCCGAATTACTGCATTTTATATGTTTAGTCATACAGTACGTATAGTTTTTTTAAATTGTACGTATTGGTGTTAAAGGTTATCATTTTACACTTTGTGGCTCATTTACTTTACACTTTGAGCCGTATTTGTTCTTTTTATGACCCATAATACTGAGTGGGGGAGGCGGCTTCTATCATCCATTAAATCCACCGCCCCCCAACAACCTACTCATAGCCAAGATATGTGTTTCCAATATTGTTCAACCTTTGGTTTGCGCACTCCTTCTTTACTGCCTAGTTCTTTTTGTTGTTTCCGATAGTGAACATAGCAGTCTTTGCATTTTCCTTTGTAATGAGCATTAATCCCTTTCTTTTTTTGGATTGTAAATCTTTCAATATCCTTTACTTGATGACAAGTATTGCATTGTTTCTCAGTTAGGATTTTCATATTACTTGTTCTTTTCTTGCCATTTAACATACATCTTTGCCACCCATGCCGTTCGTTGTGGCTTGAATTTGTAGATGTTCATAAGCCTAGCATTTGCTATACGCATGAATTGTTCTTTTTGCGTTTCCATTGTCTATGGTTTTAGTTCGTAGTATGGGGAGAATCCAAAGTTTTGTTTCCATGTGCGAACTTCATCGGGGGTAAAGTCAGCAATGACATACTCGTTAGGCCCGGTAAACAAAACGAAAATAACAATGTCCGATGTTTCTCGGTTCATTGCTTTTACGTTGGCTTTGAAGGAGCCTTCACAAGCCTTGATAGACACTCTAACTCTAACCTCTTCTTTGTCTACAATCTTATAGACCTCAAGGTCGCAATCATCCGTAACCAACTTTCCTTTTTTAATAAAGGAAGACGCTTTGAATCCTACAAACTCCGGGTTGATGTCATAGTGCCACCGAATGATTAATTCGGAAATAATCCCAAGATAATCGGTATAATATGCTCGGTCAACCTCTCCTAATAGTAAAGAAATTTTACTTCCGGTTCTCTCTTTGTGAGTACCCTTGTACCTTTCTTTGTTAATCTCAACACGCTTTAGGGTAAGTTCATGGGCTTGCTCCTTCAAAAAGGAGGGAATAGACTCTTTCTTTATCATCATTCTATTAATTATGGTTATTGTACCCCCAATAGGATTTGAACCTATAACCTACGCTTTAGAAGAGCGTTGCACTATCCAATTGTGCTATGGGGGCGTTATTTAGGTGTCAGCGCTAAGTGGACATTTATCGGAATCACAAGGATAGACTCCATTTAAAACCTCTATCATAGGGGCTTCGCACTTGTTGCATGTGTAATGCTCACCGGTATTTCCGTTTTGAGAAATAATAAGCATTCGCTTTTCATCTGCATCTTGATTATCAACATGCTCTTGGGAATCTCCGGGGTCGTCCCAATAGAGAAAGATAAAATCACTTCCGTTCATGGCTATATTTAATTTAGTTCCGCAATTGTCACAAATATGCAAAACATTTTGATTATTTGCAATTTTATTTACCACATAAGTAGACATCCATAGGTCGTTGTTTTTTAAACACTTAGGACACTTTGGGCTTATTTTTAAGGTCATTGATTCCATATCCAATTATGGTTTTATAAGAAATGAATGAGATAATTATGTCTTTATCTTGTTTTGTTTTTCCATATAACTCATCCCTTAGTCTATGCATTGTTTTTTCATCGTAACGCATTATATCTATAGGAGACTCATACTTTGTCACAATCCAATTTGTAGTCTCTAAATAACTTTTGTTTTTCTTGTACTTAATCTTTACATCCATGTAATAGATTGGAGCATTATCACCCATCGTAATTATCTATTTGCGCCTCAAACTTTCGCTTTATAATGCTAACTAGTTCTTTACCATCTATGGTGTTATCGGAAGATATTATAGACTTAAATTCAGAATCGTTTTTAATTACAATTGCGTTGTCGTTTGGCTTGTTGTGAATAACCAAAATAATATAGTTAGATAGTGAATTCCTTATGAACTCGTCCACCCGAATCTTGCTACCTTCGGCTGAACAAACAAATACGGAAAACTTAGACTCACCATCTTTAGTCTCTGCCGTAAAAGAGTAGGGGGCGAAAGATTTAACCTTCAGCCCCCACTCAATTCCAGCATAAAGCCCTATGGCTTTAGATACATCTAAATTAGAAGGGCAAGTCCTCACTTACTTGAGCAGGTGGGGGAGGGGTAGCGCCCTTGTAAGACTGAGCCTTTGGATTTTGTCCGGGTTCGGGAGACCAAACCTCAAAGAATGCATAAGGCGCACCGGCCTTAGAGATTCCATTTACCAAAGTGCAGTAAGCGCGTTTTGTCTCTTTTCCCACCATGTTGCGCTGCAACTCTTCAATGTCCGCAGCGGTAAAGGAAATCTTCGTGATTGAGAGCGTTTCGCTCTTTTTTTCGGTAGCAGTAACGTACCCTACCTTCGGGTTTTGCTTGTAATCAGCCATATTAAAATGAATTACGATTATTGAGAGACTTCATGTGTTTATTGAAATTAGTGTAGGTGTCTCTATAAACCTCACAATCTTCAATTCTTTTAGTGTGCATTCTAAGATGATGTAATGTAGTAGATGGCGCTGAGAAATGAAATACACTTCCCATTTTATCATAGGTATATCTAGTATTAGTAAATACCCAATTCAAAAACATACGCTTTGCGTCAGTAGCGGGTTTTGTCTTAACATACGAAATCAGTTTAGACTCAAAATCCTCAAACTTCTTAGCATCATCAAGAAAACTTTCAATGCTTGGTTTTTTCATATTTCTCCAAAAATGTAGAAACTAGTAGTAGGTTTCTCTTTAGAATCTAAATACAAACTAATGGTATCAATAGCCTTTTCAAACTTTCTTCTTCCGCTATTAATTGTATCATCAGTAGCCATGAATACGGCAGGTAGATAGGGATAAGTTTTTTCTTGGGCAACCCAATAAAACTTACCTCCAAATACCTTGGTATAGATGTACGCTTGGATATCATAACCAAACTTAAATGCATCGTACTTGAATGTTGAAACGCTCCGTGCTGATTTAAGGTCAACAATATCTCCGTTAGCAGTTAAACAATCAAGAAAACCTCTTACCGGAATCTCTCCAATAAATTTATTAAACTCAACTTGATATTCACCTTCAAGATATGTTTCTGCTATACCACAATCTTGTAGTCTATTAATCATATCTATAGCCATATCATAGTCTTCTGCTTTGACAATTTTCTTTCCTACATTACTATCGGAAAGTTCTGCAAGCCACTCCTTGTACTTTTTTGTAGACCTAGGACTAGCGCCCCCTATCTCCTCAAGTATTTGAGCATCATCAAGAACAATGTACTTGCTCTCAACATCTTCGCTAGATGAGAACAGAAGGTCATCGTATAGACTTCCAAATGTTAGGGCATCGGACTCTTTTCTCAATTGTCCTGCCATGTACATTTCAAATAGCCTCATGTCTTGCAGTGCGTACTTGAGGGAGGAATACGATAAGTATCCCTTCCCCGTTCTCTCTTGCAGTTTTAAAGCAAAGTCCATTACACAAACTTTTCTAGTGCAGCAACTTGCTTTTCACTAAATACTGAACCATACTTAGACATGATTGCATCAAGTCCATTTTTGCGTTTGTCTTTAGACATGCCCTTCAAGTACTCAATAGCCTTACTGAAAGCATCGTCCTCTGATGGAGCGGGTCTAGATGTTTGACTAGGCACAGAATCTTGCTTTTTAATTGCCATATCAACCTCATCTGCCGTAGCAATTGATGTCTCAACTCCGATACCCAAGAATCCTAATGCCCGGCCAACTGCTGATGTTTCGCAGTTTTCTACATAAGATGTTTGATTGATTCGGCTAGAAGATTTGTCTTCTTGTGCCATTCCTTGAGACACAACAACACCTTCAGCGTTTCGGATAGTGCATCGCACTACACAAGACTCGGTATCCAAGTGCAACAACTCGTTCTCAATTGAGAATCCTTTATACTCTGATAGACTGCGCAAAGCAATCACTCGCTGATTGACCTCAACATACTCTTTACCCTTGATGTTGGTGGTCTTAAACTGATAGTTAGACATTTGTAAATAGAATTAAATTAAACAAAATCGGTTGGGTCTTCTATCAAAAGCCAATCCGATATATGAATCAATGGTACATCTTCATTAGACTCCCATCCATGCGTTTCACCTTTGTAATTGTACTGCGCTAGAATAGCATTGCCTCTAATAGGTGATAAGTAACTAGTGAGACAAAATGCATTCTTTTTGGTAAACAGACCTTCTTCATCTATCCATAGTTCTAGATTGTCGCCTAGTGAGACTCGCTCAACAATGTCGCATTTAATCTCTTTGTATAGGGGGGAGAGACTCTCAAGTCCCTCCTCGCTTACCTCTTCAATCTTAATGGGATAACATTTCATTTCATCCACATCAATCTTCAAAAACCATTTATTCATTGTCTGCAATTAAATTAATAACCTCACCCATAGATTCATGAATAGTCTCAAAGGCCTCGCTGAGGATATCTTCTTGGTCTTCATGCGTGCAGTTCTCAAAAGCATTCAGCATGCCTCGCTTGAGCGCTACCATTAGTGCCATCATCTCAAGTCGTGCAGTATTCTCTGCGCCTTGAGTAACCATAAGTTCTAACATCAAAGCCTCCTTGGTATTCATGGTGATTGTTTCAATCATCTCAAAAATTTCGGACTTTTTCATGTTCTCTAACTTTCGCATGTCGTTGAACATACCCTTCAACTCTGCTTCTCTTTCTTCAGAAATGCCTACTGCTCGGAAGACATCTTCTTGATTGTGGTCGTACCCTTTCATAGTTTAAAATTATAAAAATGATTTGTATTATGCAAATATTTAGTAAAAAAAATAACGAAATATTTACCAGTTAGTTATTAAGTTTCTCTTCTAGCATACTAGTAATAGAATCCAACCATTTACCTTTTGGTTCTATAATAAAGTCCGGTGTAACTAGTATAATATTGTGTACTACATAGTATCCACCACTTGGAGGCGTATCATAGTCTCCCTCACATAGGGGAATGTATTCGGAATCCCAATCCAAATAGATATCACCACCTAACATGTCTCCATATAGTTCCGAATTATCTCTTGAACCATATTGGTTGGTGTCAAAATTAATTTTAGAACCTTCAAGGTCGTATTCAAATTCTTTTCTCATAGTTCTATATCTTCTTCGGGTTTGATAAATTCAACAAAAGGAAAATTCTCTTTCATAATCTTTAAAAGATTTTCATAGTCTCCGCTCATCATTTGCGAACAGATAGCATTGCCATCTAGGTCTAGTTCTTTGGCCCATCTTCGGACGTAGCCCAAGAGAACAAATGCGTTCCCTTGGCTACCTCTCAAGTCTACAATCATTGGTTTTCAATGTGTTTTCCGGTGAAAAACAAACCCACAAGAATGCACACAAAGCCCAGCATAATCCGTGTAAAGGCATTCCACTCAGCCAAGTCTGCTGATGCGCCAAACAAAATGATTGCAATCAAGCAAGAAACCCAAAATGATGCTACACTAACGATAGTAAACATTACCATTGGGAAGAAGAAAGAAAGAAGTGAATTCTTCATGTCTAAGGTGTGCGGTTATAGCATTGCACTCTTCGTTTTAGTGAAAAAGATGATTTTAGATAGTGAATGATTAAAAGCATGGGTAGGGGCAGGGCGTACCCTGCTCCCTCCATGCATGGCTTGTAAGTCATGTCCTACTTACTCGCCCAAGAAGGCCTCAACCTTCCCCAATGTGTTCTTGATGATTTCAATGGCGCTCCCCATGTTGCGGAAATGCTCAGCGTTGGGCATCAACACCACCTCATCGCAGTTCGTGTGCTTTTGGAAGACATCCTTGCTGATTTTCAAGTCATCCCAAGACTCTACTGACCTGCCATATCCACCACTTACGCGGTTGGCCTTGCCTCCCATATCGCCCTTTCCGTTCTCAAGTATTCCGAATACTAGTCTGCGGAAGAAGGATGGATGGGTTACTGCGCCTAGTCTGCGGAAGTCTAGGTCTTCGTGGTAGTCCTTCAAGGTTAGCATTTGGATGGTGTTGCTACCATCCTCCAAGGATGCAAGATTGAACCAACATGCCGTGATGCGGACATCGCATTTGTCTTGAATCATCTCAGCAACCTTGGCTACTGCTGAACCTTGGTGCAACCAATTCTCTGCATCAACCATGCAGTTACCATTTGGTACAATCATTAGGTTGACCAAGGGTCTACGTACCTCGTTCACCTCGTTGAACCAATGCTTCAGTTCTCCCATGATTACGGATGCCGTATCAAAGATGTCACCATTGTAGTCCATTTGGATGTTTGTGTCCTCCGAATTGAATGCATCGGATAGGTCATCAAAGGACTCAGCAATTGCTTGAGCATTGTAGCCTTTGGTCTCTAGGGCAAGAGCGTTATCAAAGGACTCAGCAAATTCGCCATCACCATGGAAAGACCCGCTCCGCTCACTATGGCTAGAGGAATCACGCTTGGCGTTGTCTTTGGTGGCTTGGAAGAATCCTTCAAAGTCTGCTTGGAGCAAGTACGTCTTGTTCTTGCCCATCTTGGAAATAGTGTAAGACATTTCATTCAATTTAAATGTTTGACATGGACATCCCCGAAGGGATGTTTCGGCTATTAAAGCCTCGTCAGCATGTCTGCTTAGATGGTTACACCATCCTTGAGTGACTTGATTTGGTCATTGGCAAGACCTTCAAAGATGGTCATGCTCAAGGCCTCATCAATCGTGAACCCTGCCTCTACAAGGTCGTTGGCATCAATAGACTGCCGTGGTGAGATTACCAAGTTCATGGCGAAACGCTTAGCGTTAGCGCGGATGTCCTGCACAATCTGCGTGACCTTCGTGTCACCTGCGATTTGGCGCTCCAAGACCAAGTCGTAGTTCCAAGAGATTTTCACCCATCGGTTAAGCAAGGCGGCATCTTGGCGGTTACGGCCTCCGTACTCCTTGGATGCTCCGTACCCGAAGGTGTTCATACAAGCAATGACCTTGAAGTCATCGTGCTTTTTGACCATCCCATTGGGGAACAAGTACTCGTCTCCGCTGAGCATGTTGTTCAGCGCAAGGATGACGTTGGGGTTGGCTGCATCCATCTCATCAAGGATGAGGACACCACCATTCTCAAAGGCATCACGAGTCGGGGTAGAAACATACTCGCCCATTGCCGTAGTCATCCCGATTAGGTCAAACTTGGAAGTCTGATTTGAGAAAGACTGAATGTAATAGTCTAGACTCAAAGCCTTGGCGCACTGAACTGCTCCGTAGGTCTTGCCCGAACCTGCCTCACCGACTAGCATGACATTCTTACCGATGCCTACGGCACGGACTAGTTTGTCAAAGTTCTCATGCTGACCATCTACCTTCTTGGTAGACTTACCGTACTTGATTTCCAAGGTGCGTATTTCACGACCCTCCATCATTCCCTGCACGATTTCCTTCACTCGCCCCTCATCCAAGGATGGCTTGATGAATGGCGCAATGGCATCAATGATTGCCGACTCAAGTCCGTTAGACTTGGGGGTTGGCGCAGGAGCCTCCTCTACTTTAGGGGCCTCACCGCGACTAGAGCGGGTGATTATGTAGTACCCTTCTCCGGTAGCCTCAAACAATGCTCCGCACTCAAAACGTCCGGTCAAAGTTCCGCCTAGACGGCTGACTTTTTCGTAGACTTGGTTGGCGGATAGTTTGCCGACTCCATCGGCAGACTTGAGGCCTGCCATTACTGCAACATCTTGAAGGTTGTCGTTTTGCCATTGGCCATCGGGGGTGGTGATGCGCCAATTTTGGGGGCTGATGCGACCATTTATAAGTTCGCCTTTCATGTAAGTTACCTTGCTCATGGTAATAAGTATTGTGAGACTAATAGATTGCCCTAGTCTCTTGGGCGTTGACATAGACATCCCCTAAGGAATGTTTCGGATAGTGAACCCTCATCAGTATGTCTGAAAGAAGCCTAGGCCTTTCACGAAGCCTACATAGTCTAGTGCTTCATCTTGTGTCATGCCTAGACTCCAATCCATTCGGTGAAGGAATGAATCCCCATTGAATGCTTGTACCTCTTGGAATTCTAGACCATCACGAAAGAAGGTATTGATGATTACCTTGTAAGTTCCGAACTTGTAAGTGATTTGGTTGCCTTTGTTCATGTTTTCTAGGGTTTTAAGTATGTTTCGCATTTGCTCATCAGTACGGCTTTGGCCGTAGACATACTAGGTGGGCGTTGGGCAGGTTCTCCGAAGTTCTTCCCTGCTTACTAAGCCCACCAAGTACCCTTGCTCACAAAGCGAATGCTCTGTGACCACCTTGGTGGCTCCCCATTTAGATGCGCCCATCGTTCCCTTGCTCTCCCTATACCGCTAGATGTCTAGTGGTGTAGTTACCCCAAGGTGATTTGGCAAGTCTCAGTTTCGCAGGCTTCGGCTCTCAGTTTCGTTCCTCCTCCGCAGAGCATTCCAAGCGGACATCCGCTTGGGGCTAAGTTCGGGCTTGGTCTACTAGTGGAGGCCTCTCGTGGCTCACTTGCGACTTTGCATCCTAGTTCCTCCGTTGATACCGCCTGCTTTCAGCGCATTTGGTCACTCAAATCTACTTTCGTATCCTATAGCCTTTCGGGTTGGGAGGGTAGGTTTTTTCTAGCGCTTTATCCGATGTCTTGGTCGGGCTTACTAGAGGCGGTGGTCAGTCAGTCATTCAGTTCGTGTTGTTTGATGGTTCAAAGGTAGTCGCAGAGATTTAATAAAAAAATTTTGTAAGTACTTGATACTCAGTGGGTTACGAAAAAAAATCTGACATAACTGCTTGATTCTCAGTTAGTTACACATAAAAAAACCTCTTGAAAAAAAAAGTGAAAGTTTTTTCTAACTGCTTGATTTTCAGTCAGTTACAAACGTAATTTATACTCATTCTAAATAAGGAATTAGCGGATATGAACCTAAGTCCTTGATTATCAGATACTTACGTATTATGGCCAAGTCTAAGGCCCAATGGATAGGTAAGTGTATGATGTACACTAAGTCTTTTATATGAGTATGTAATCCCGCCTATGCGCTTGATACAAAATAGATTGCAGGCTTCCAAATAAAAGTGCGTTAAGTTTATGTTAAATCTACTTAGTGTATAAAGTACACACAGATTTGGACACGTAACTACTTGATTATCAGGCACTAAGCACTTCTCCGCAAAAAGGTATCCGTACCCCATAACGCACAAAGTGCGCTTAAAACGGCTTTAAATGCGTCATGTCACACGGATGACATATGCAAATATTTTGTACACATTTAACACACATTTAACATTGTAATTGTACATGCTACACTAAGGGTATGTGTACCCAACATTGGATGTTACAACATGCATTTCTAGGTGGGGCAGTTTAGGTGGGGGATTGTCCTGCCCAAAAGCATTTCCGTGTTTGAACATCAATCGTTTCGGGTTTACTCCCGGCATCGGCTAGACTTTATTAGGGAAGTCTAACTATGTTAGGCAAAACGCTGAAATGTTAGGGAAGTCTAACACAATTGGGTGGGGGGTGGGTTTGGGATTTGGTTTCCGGTTGTTTTGCGTTGCCGCATCGCATCGCATAATCCCCACACCACATATAACTCACCATTTTTTGCTATCAGTATGCGCCAAGCAGTTAAAGTTTTGCTTTAAGGTTGACTTTATCATTTTTTTTCGCTAACTTCGCACCACCGAATGCGGTGATACTGCATTAAGAGCAACTCAATAAGAAGGTCGGGTTGGTTAAAACCCCCCTCCTGATTAGAGAAAACACAAATAAGAGGTTGCTCGTTGAGTCAGCAATTCGGGGTGCTATTATTTATATATTTGTCGTATGAAACTACGAGTTATAAGGTACTATAGTGCTGACGATTACACACTTGGTATGCTATTAGACGAAACAAGTGGACGAAAGTTCCTAGCCTACACTCTTGAAGACGAACACAGAGAGGTAAAGGTGGCTGGAGAGACTAGAATTCCCGCCGGGACATATAACATTACCCTCAGGAAAGTTGGAGGGTTCCATTCAAAGTATTCTACTAAGTATGGTTCAATGCACAAGGGGATGCTATGGGTTAGAGATGTACCGGGATTTGAATATATTCTTATTCATACGGGAAATACGGACGAGCATACTGCTGGTTGTTTGTTAGTTGGAAATACATCAGACTATAAAGGTATAATTGGCTCGTCTGTAGACGCATATAAGAGAATATACCCTGCAATAGCAAAAGTTCTTACTGATGGAGGCTCTGTAGAAATAACATACGAGAACTACGACCTGTAAAAAAACGAATAAAAAGAATAGTTAAATTTGCAACTATGAAAACGATTAAAGATACCGACCCCAAGAAGACGAAGAAGTCTACTCATTCAGTTATGCCTATGACTCCTGCAGAGCAAAAGGAATTTAAAGAAATGATGTGGCGCAAAAAGAATGAAATATCTTCATCTGCCCCAGTTGGCGGTGAGGCCCAGCGCAGTAAGTATGAGGAGCGTTTCGCAAGAATCCGCGACAGATTTGAGGCTGGAGGTAAACTTCGCGAATCATCTCGTGCCTATAGGCATGGTGGTAAAATGAAAAAATGAAAACCAAGAGAAAAGAGGTAATGGTCTCTGCTCCAGATGGATACCACTGGATGGTTGAGCGCGGGCGTTATTATCTTATGATTGGAGATTATAAAAAACATAATGGGGCTGCAAAACAAGTTCCGTTTAAAGTTAAGTAATAGTAATGCAAGCAAAGAAGAAAAAACCTACTGAACCTAAAAACAATAGGCAATATAATAGAATTCTAAGACGGGTTGAGAAAAATAGAAACAACCTTGAAAAGACTTCTCCTATATACCAAGATTTGGATAGCCAATACAGCGTTCCGGAAGGTTACCCTTCTCTTGAAGAGTTTGCTAATCAAAGAGAGGCTGATAGAATATATGGTCAAGCGCATCCTTTAAGAGGGTATACTGCTCAAATTCCCCTTGGCCCAATTGCTTATGAAAGATGGCTTGGCCCGCGTAGAAGTAGAGATGGTAAAGATTATAGACTTCCATATTTTGCTGAAAGAACAATAAGCAGAGGAAATCCTTATAATGTATGGAATACCGAGGGAACTGGTAAAAAAACAAAGTCAGAGCAAGATTGGTATTCTAACTTTGGTGCAACAACCAGCAATGCTGGAGAATATTATCCTACTTGGCAGGCTAATAGGAACATGAAGAAAGGTCACCAAATTGAAAAATCAAACAGAACTTTATTAGGTAAAGTAAAGCATACTCCCGGCTCTATAGTTCCACAAGCGAATATTTTGCTTGGCGGAGGAGCGTCTACGGGTGGAAATAGAATTCTTGACTGGCCACTAGAAGTTGGAAGTGTTGCGTTAGCAGCAAAAAATATCTATAATGCTGGTCGCAAACTCAGACCATCATATTCAGCATCTTCATCTGGATATAGTTCAGCAGCAAAAGATTCTGGCCGTTTTGCCGGTATTGGACTTGCCAACTTAGGAATGGCAAAAACAGCGTGGGATTTAAATGGTCAAGAGTTAGTTGTTCCGACAAGCGGATTTAAAGTTAATCCTTACATCGGCGCAATGCGCAGAACTAGAAGAGAAGGAAAAGAAGAACAAGAAAAATACAAACGCTATAACAGGCTCAAGCCAGAGGCTCAGGAAAAAAGAAAAGAGGCTGAGCAAAAAAAAGTATCTAATCTTGTTAGACTGTATCAACAGCGCTATGGTGTTGAGCCGACCTATGGAATAAGTCCAAATTCAAGTACTACTTCAAAGTATGGCGGTCTTGACCCTAACGGCAGTGACGTTAATCGTTATTAAAGTATTATAGCCTCGCTTCCGTCTAGTTTCCTGTAAAATTTTGTTACAAACAAACGACCTTTCTGGGTTAATGCGTAACGAACCTTGTAGTTAAATCTGGTCATTTCAGAACGAAAGTATTCAGAAACCTCATCGTTTACCGTCTTGGTAAGTTTATCATACTTTTTATATAAATAATCTTTTCCAAGTAAAGGATATATAATCCGCTGCTTAAGTTTTAATTCGCTTTGAAGCATATGCTCAGATATTGCTTCTGCTGTAAAAAACTCATAGTCATAAGCAAACAATAGAAATTCCATTTCTGACGGACTAACGTCATAGTTTGTTGTCATGTCCCTTAAGCACAACTTATAATACTTTAAGTAATTTGCTTTTATTTTATCTGTTGGCATATAAGCAAACTCTCTGGCTTTACTTGGCTTAGACATCATTTGAATTTTAGTTAAATTTGTACAAAATTAAAAAAACTAGACATGGCTCAGTTAACTGGCAATAAAGTAAAAGATACATACGGTCAACTTCTTAAAGTACAAACTTCCGGAATTACTACAACACGCAAAACCGTAGAAAGCGGAATCGGTGAAGCAACCGCCCTTAGCGTTGGAAGTACTAGTGTTGGATTAACAAACCCGTATGCAACATCAGTACCTTCAAGTAATACTTTAAGTACCGCCTTGTTTCTTGATACAGATGGCCAAATTAAAACAAGGTCGCTAGGAAACCAAGCATTTGAAAATCTTGCTCCAGTAACAGACTACGACACCGGGTGGATTGAAATGGATTCTTTTGATGGAGTAAGCGGTTTGTTTAAACTTGATTCAAATCCTAATGCACCTAAGTATAGAATTGTAAATAGACAAGTTTTTCTTAAAGGATTTTTTGTTCTTCCTGTAACATCTTTGTATCAAGACCAAAATTCTCCAGCGGTAAGTATTTATAGCGATGTAGAAACCATTCAGTCTTCTACCCTCGCCACACTTAATACAGGCGTAACACCTACGGCAGATGGAAGAATTATTTTAAATAAAATTTTTAATAATGATTTCTTTTATCTTGACGAAGATGAGCATGGCGCTTTGTTTCTTCCAATGTTTAGATATGGTGTAGACCCAACATCTACACGAAAGTTTATGTACAACACGTTTGCTGCTTTTAAATTTAACTCAGACTTAACTGCTGAAGTTCAGTCTATGCACTACTATGAGCAAGCGGGCCAAGTAAATGCTATCCCGATGCATCAATCGGCTACTCATGAAGTGATTAATAAGTTTATTGGAGGTTCCGGATATACGTTTATGAACTATGATGGTACTGGTCAATACTATACTCATTTCTTAAATAATACAGACAAACGCGCTGTTACTGATTCTAATGTTGAAATTCCATATACATTCTTAGGTGATGGGGCTGACATGAACACTTGGGGTGGTGTCATAGTTCCTTTGGACGGGATTAGTTTCTTTTTATCAAGAAACCTATCTTTGTCTCAAATTCACCCTTAATGAAATGGAACTACCAGAAGAATTAATTAAAAAAATTCAAGAAAAGATTCTTGAGATTCAGGACTTAGTCAAGGATTTCAAAGTTGATGATTTTGAATATGTATTTATTGGAGGACAGTATAAAGAAGCAGAAGAAGGTTCTGATTTTAGTTCAATGGATGTAATCTACTCTATGAAAGTTAACTCCGAAGAATCTTTAGATGAGTACCTATCATTTGTGTCAAATGCTTATTCCGATGAAGTAAGAAATGAATTTCCAAAAGGAGACACTTCAGACATTAATTTTTGGCTGAACCTAGGAGATTCAGATGATAGCATAAATTAAATGAAATGGATATTATTAGAAAAATTATTATTGGGGACAACCCCAAGAACGCTATGGCGTACTATGTAGGTATGTCTATTGGCGAAAGTGAAGTATGTAATATTGAGTTTGATGAGCGTACCTTTCACATGACCGGAAATATTTGCTATGTTATTTACATTTCTACTCCAGATGTTGGTATTATGAGATGGAAAAAAATTGACAAGTGTCCGGTTATCGTAGAGTACGATTGTAAATTCAATTAATATGAATCCCTTAAGAGATTTTATTATACATCTTCCTAAGAAGGTTAATGATACTGTTAATGTAGGTGGGGTTGAACTTTATATGGAAACAAAGTTTGATGAGTTCAATCACCGCTACAATTTCGCTGAAATAACCGCTGTCCCAACAAAGTATAAATTGGGTGCTAAGGTAGGAGATACTCTCTATTTTCATCATCACATTATTAGTAATACTCAGTTATTTATATACGAAAACCACTATATTGTTTCATATTCAGAAGAGAATGGTTATCATAACCATGCATACGCATATGAAACAGAAGATGGCCTTTATATGCTTGGAGACTGGGTATTTGTTGAAAGCATAAGCGAAAACAAAGAAGAAACTAGCGCTTCCGGATTAATAGTTAGTTTATCTAAACCGGAAGAAAAAGAAGGAAGATTGCTTTATATAAACAAAGCAACTGAAGAGATGGGATTAAAAGTTGGAGATGTAATTGGATTTTCTAAAAATTCAGATTATCAGATGACTCTCAAAGACGGAAGAAAAGTTTGGAGAATGAGAAATGATGACTTAATGTATGTCAAAGAAAATTGAATTCACAACACTTGATGCAGCCTATAGATTAATGAAGTCTATGGAGATTGCTATTGATAATATGATTACAGAAATACGAAAACCTGTTGACCAAGAACTTAGTGGTTCTCAACGAAAAGCAGAACTACAGTCAATAAAACAAACGGCAGTAGATGCACGTGAATTATTGCAAGAGCGGCAAAGACTAGAGGGACTCATTAAAGAACTTTCTGATTCTGGCAACATAAGCGATGCTTCAGATTTTTCTGGCGGTTTTGCAGAGCAGTTTAGTAAATAAAAGCGTGGCTGGATTAGTAGAAATAAAAGGATACGATGATTTTATCGTCAACTTATGTCCTGACGGAACGGCTGGAGAAGTCAATCTATTGGCTGACATTTATATTCAATTTCCTAAACAGCCTTCATCTGATTTAATTTTATTTTCCAACCTTCCCAAAGAAGAACAATATTGGAAAAGAATTGAGCCTCCTACTGACTTAACTAAAATTAGGTCTATGGATGAATGGTCGGAAATGCCTAGAGAGTTTAGAGAAAAATACTCATCTTATATTAAAGAAGAATTTAGAAGAAGAAGGCATGGTGTATGGTTCATGAATAATGGTGTTCCAACATACATTACAGGAAGACACTATATGATGCTTCAATGGAGTAAGATTGACATTGGGTATCCAAACTATTTGGCCTTTCAAAGAGATTTGTTTCTTCATGAAGCAGCGTGCGAACTTGACCCAAGAAGTCTTGGACAGTTATACACAAAGTGTAGACGTTCTGGATACACAAATATGTCAGCCTGCATACTTGTAGATGAGGCTACACAAGTAAAGGACAAACTATTAGGCATAATGTCTAAAACAGGTAAAGATGCTCAAGAAAACATTTTTATGAAAAAGGCTGTGCCTATCTTTTTGTCTTATCCTTTTTTCTTTAAACCAATTCAAGACGGTACTACAAATCCCAGAATGGAACTAGCATTTAGAGAACCATCTAAGCGAATTACAAAAAAGAATAAAACATCACAAAGAGGCGAGGCTCTTAATACAATTATCAATTGGAAGAACACAACCAATAACGCTTATGACGGTGAAAAATTACATTATCTTTATCTTGACGAATCAGGAAAATGGGAAAAACCAACTGACATAAGAGAGTCTTGGCGGATTCACAGAACGTGTTTAATTGTTGGTAGGAAAGTTGTAGGTAAAGCGTTGGTTGGGTCTACAGTAAACCCATTAGAAAAAGGAGGAAAGGAATTTAAAGAACTCTGGAGAGATTCAGACCCTAAAGAAAGAAATGCAAATGGAAGAACGAAAACAGGATTATACAGGATATTTGTTCCGGCTTATCAGGCCCTTGAAGGATTTTTTGATAAATACGGCAACGCCGTGGTTGAAGACCCAGATAAACCTTTTATTGGGCTTGATGGAGAGGTTATTAGTATTGGTGCTAAAACTTATCTTAAAAATGAGCGTGATGCTCTTAAACATGATGCTCGTGAACTTAATGAGGTTATACGACAATTTCCTTTTACCACAGATGAAGCGTTTCGGGACTCTATTGAAGGGAGCCTTTTTAACATCGGTAAGATATATGAGCAGATTACCTATAATGAGACATTGTATCCAAGCCCTATCCGCGTTGGTAACTTTGTTTGGAAGGATGGTAAGCCTGATACGGAAGTAATATTTGTTCCAGACCCTAATGGTAGATGGAGAATAAGTTGGCTTCCAAAAAAAGAAAATAGAAACATTAAAGAATATAAAGGCAGTAAGTTAGTTGCACCTAAATCTGATATTGGAGTTGGAGGAGTTGACTCGTATGACATTGATGCCACTGTTGACGGGCGCGGCTCTAAGGGTGCTTGCCATTTATATACTAAGTTTAATATGGAAGCACCTCCGAATACCTTTGTTGCAGAATATGCGAGTAGGCCTCCTTTGGCTAAAATATTTTACGAAGATGTTTTAATGGCTGCATTCTTTTATGGATTTAGTTTATTAATAGAAAATAACAAATACGGCATTGTTAGATACTTTGAAAGCAGGGGTTACGATGGATACTTAATGGAAAGACCTGAACATTTAGGTGGTTCAACATCTAAAGTAAGCGTTAAAACAAAAGGCATTCCTTCAAACTCTCAGGATGTTATTCAGGCCCATGCTCAGTCTATTGAAGCGTACATTCATAACCATGTTGGATACAATGAGTCTACCGGTGAGTACGGAAAAATGTACATGGACAAAACTCTTGAAGATTGGATTGGATATAAAATAGACAATAGAACAAAGTTTGACTTAACAATTAGTTCAGGCTTAGCGCTTCTTGCTGCACAAAAAACAAAAATTAAAGAGAGGTCAACGGACTTTTCAGAGAAAAAATTCCTACGAAGGTATAAAGACACTATACGTTAATATATCATTGTGATTTTCAATATATTTGCACAATACAATAGAATCCCATAATATGGACAGTAACCAGAATAAAAAGTTCGGGACTTTTCCAGACCCTTTTGCAGACCACGTCATAAAGTCTTCTAAAGGTTACGGACTTAAATACGCCAAGGCAATTGAGTCTCAATGGGGCAATGCGGACTCACATACATCTTTGTACAGACAAAGACTAAAGAAATTTGAAGAGTCTAGAGATTATGCTGCTGGAACTCAAGATACAAATATATACAAACAAATCCTAAATAGCCTTGACCCAAATAATGGAGATGGCACGCTTTTGAATATTGACTGGTCTCCGGTTCCGATTATTCCAAAGTTTGTAAAAATTGTAGTAAATAAAATTTTATCCAAGAAGCCATACCCAAATGTGGAGGCTATTGACCCGGTATCTCTTACTGAAAAAGAGTTTGAAAAAAACAAAATTCTTTTTACTCTTGAAAATAAAGAGATGATGCAGGAACTTGAGAACGCTGGACTTAAAGTTCCAGTTAATCTCAAATCTCTTCCTGAAACATCTGAAGAAGCAGAAATCTTTTTTGAAACTCATATTAAAATTGCAAGTGAAATTGCTGCACAGATTGCAACAAACTTAACACTTGAGTGGAATGAGTTTAATGATACTATCTACAGAAGGGCTGTAGAAGATTTAGTTACATGCGGTATGGCTGTAATTAAAAGAGAAAATGACCCTAACTATGGTATTCGTGAAACGTATGTAGACCCCGCATACTTTATTCACTCTTATACTGAAGACGCAACCTTTTCTGATTTGGTCTACGCTGGACATATTAAAAGAATGTCCATTAATGATTTAAAAAGAATCGTAGGTAATGAACTTACTGAGGAGCAATACGAAAAAATTGCTAATCAGGTAAAGAACAAATACAATAACGACCCAAGAAGATTTGGAAGTTCTCAGTTTGATACTAACACTAGCAAACAAGTATTTGGTTATGATGAGTTCCTTATTGAAGTTCTTGACTTTGAATTTCTCACCGTTGATAATGTATTTTACGAAGAGAAACAATCCAGATTTGGTAATGTCGGATTTTACAACAAAGGTTTTGCTTACACCCCGCCTCAAGGCTCTGTATTTGACAGAAAGCCCGTTAATATGCAGACTGCTACAGTCTATGGAGGCACTTACATTATGGGTTGTGAGTATATAGTAAAATATGGAATGAAGAACAACATTCCTAAAAATATTCACGACATCTCAAGAGCAAGGCTTTCTTATTCTGTTGCTGCAACAAATATCCGCAGAATGATTCCCAAGTCTATGGTTTCGGGGATTATTGGATTTGCTGACCAACTTCAAATTACACATCTTAAAATTCAACAGGCAATTGCTAAAGCAAAACCAGACGGAATTATTGTTGATATTGAAGGACTTGAAAATGTTCAACTTGGAATGGGTGGCGAACTTCAGCCACTTGATATTCAAGACATTTATGAGCAAACCGGTATATTTTATTACCGCTCAAAGAATCCAGAAGGCGGATTCCAAAATCCTCCTATCAGAACAATTGATAACCAAATTCGCAACATCAACGAACTAATAGCCTTGTATAATCACTACTTAAGAATGATTCGTGATGCTACGGGAATTAATGAGGTGATGGATGGAACTACTCCAAAAGGGGAGCAACTTGTCGGAGTAAGAGAACAAGCAATGAATGCTGGCAATAATGCTATCTATGATATTACTCATGCGTCACTTGTTCTGTATAGAAAAGTTTGTGAAGATGTTGTTAGATGCATTCAGATTCTACCTAAACAATCTGTTATTTACAAAGTGTACGAAAAGGCTATTGGTAAAGAGTCTATGAAGGTTCTTAATCAATTCAGAGATTTACCTATGTACAATTTTGGTATCAAGGTTGTTACAGAGATGAATGAAATTGATAGGGTTCTTTTAGAACAAAACATTCAACAGTCTTTGGCTCAAAAAGAGTTAGACATTGAAGACGCTATTGCAATTCGCAGACTCAAAGATATTGACCAGGCCGAAAGACTTCTTGTTGTAAGACGGAAGAAAAGAATTGCTAGACTTCAAGAGCAGAATCAGCAAAACATAATGGCTCAGGCTAATGCTAACGCTCAGACTCAACAGATGGCTTCCCAGTCTAAGTCTCAAGAAATTCAACTTACTGGTCAAGTAAAAGCGCAAATTTCTCAACTTGAAGCCCAACTTGAAATTCAAAAAATGCAAATGCAGCATCAGTTCAACATGGAACTTGAAAGAATTAAAACTGAGACTTCTGCATTTATGAAACAATCTGACCATCAGATGCGTACTCAAATTGAAAATAAAAGAGAAACCGCAAAAGATGAAAGAGTTAAAAAACAAGCAATTGAGCAGTCTAAACTCATTTCTCAAAGACAAGGCAATAGAGACGAACTCCAAGAGCCTGAAGAAGACCTTCTTTCTCAGTTGATGGGCATGTAAAATATTGGTTTTAAGTAAGTTGTATATTTGCATAAACCATTTGTTTTATTTGTTTTTTCTTTTATTATGTCTTACTTGAACATTATTGCTCCAGCAAATCACGCCCTGCAATCATTTGGGCAGTCTGGATTTAGACTTATTGACCCTACTGTTACTGTAAATCCAGAGGGCGAGTTTTACAGAGTTATCTATGCTTTAGATGATTCTATTATTTCTACTGTTTCTGCTAAAGGAGATTCTTTATCAAGCATTCCCGTACTTGCTGGCGCTGTTCTTTATGGACTTTTCAGTGAAGTTTATTGTGAGACTGGTGTAATCATTGCATACATCGCCTAATGTTATTGGGTCTTGGATTGCAGTTAAATCTGCTAAAAGGAAGAATCAAGCAGGCCTTGAAAATCTGGAACATCAGAAATAAAAAATGGAATACTGAAACCTCTAAATGGAATCATAGATGAAACTCACAGACGAATATATTAAAGACACATACGGAAACGTCCTTACCATTGGAACCGTTTCTGGGCATCCAGTATCCGGAGTATTGTTTAATGGATATGGAGATACAATTGAGTCTATTGAAATTAAACATGGCGCTTTTCCTGCTACAAGCGTAAAAGTAACAAGCACTGTACATGGATACTCTTTGCTTTTAGGAGGTAGCGACATTTGGTTTACAAGACCATATCAAAACTCTTACATTAGAGCAGCAGCCCTTGGTTCTGAAATTCGCTTTACTGCAAGTAACGCAACGCTTCACGACAAAAGCCCAATTACTATTAAACCAAATGGTAATGTACTTATTAATACAACCATTGATTCTGGATATAATCTTAGAGTAAATGGCACGCTTACTTCGGGAAGTTTAGATGTAGATGATGCTATTGTTGCTGATTCTGTTACGGCTGTTTCTTTAGTTGGTGATGGAATTCAATCAAACTCTACTGTTACTGCTACTGACTTTATTGCAAGTGGAATTTTAGATGCTTCAGGAATTAGAACTCTCGCACCTCTTAACGAGCAACAAGTTGCTGAAATTCGTTTTGGAGACGTTGCAGCCTCTGGTACTCAAATTGTTTTAGACAATGTTAATTATATCCCTATTGAAATTAACGGGATTACATTTAAACTTCTTATTTCTTTATAATGGCAAGTATTACTATTCAACCTAAAACATATCCCAACGGAACTGCCGTTGGAATGGAAGTAGTTGCTACTTCATTTAGTGCTATGGCTACTTATTGTGACCTTTATTGCAAACTTGTAGATGCTGAAGATGAAACTCTATACGAGTGCAATATTCTTCTTGCTGACGAAGACTTTGCAAACTGGGGAGCAGATAATGGTTATATCATTGACTTTGCAGCAGCAAAACTAGAAGTTAATATTGTAGAATAATGGCAACATCAGTAAACTTAGACATCTCCAAAAGAGTTGATATAACTTGCAGAAAAGGCGATAGTTTTAGTTTGGAAATGAGTTAGAAGAGCCAGAACAGGACTTGCTATCTCAGTTGATGGGCATGTAAAATATTGGTTTTAAGGAAGTTGTATATTTGCACTATGGCTTATCAGATTAATCTTGATACATCACAAAGAGTAGACATTACTTGTCGCAAAGGCGATACATTTACTCTTGTTCTAACATTTAATGATGAATTTGGTATTCCATTAGATTTAAACGGATATGTTTGGAGTCTTGATGTAAGAGAAACAGATACATCATCAGGTACAATTATAGATGCAGACCAGTTTTCATATACTGGAACATCTGATGGCAATCTAACAATAAAAGCAGATGCTTTAACGATGGCTCTAATTGAAGGTGGTATTTATGTATATGACTTACAATCAAGTAATGTTGGTAATGTTAAAACTTGGCTTTACGGTATATTTAAAATAAACGAGGACGTTACATTATGAGTAATATAACTGTAAATAGCGGAGAAAATATAAATGTAAGTGTAAAACAATCAACACTTCAAAATACCGTAGTAATACCAAAAGGACAAACATCTTTGTCTGTAAAAGGCGTTACTGGTGGCGGAGGAGATGCTCATTTTGTATTTACTCAATCAATCCCAGAATCTATTTGGGAGATTACTCATAATCTAGGAAAGAAACCATCGGTAACGGTAGTTGACTCAGGTGACTCTGTTGTTGTTGGCGAAATAGAATATATCAACCTTAACTCTGTACGTTTAACATTTGCTGGAGCCTTTAGCGGTAAAGCATACTTTAACTAATAACGATGGCTATTAATTATCTATCATCCATTAACCTTGGCAAACTGGAAATCCAGAATGCACGTGTACACAACTTGGCTAGCGCTCCATCAAACCCTGTTGCTGGTCAGATTTACTATGACACTACGTCATTTACAATGTACTTCTACAAAATTGTATATGATGGGTCAAACAATATTATAAGCCAAGGCTGGGTAGATATCCAAGGTGATATTCAAGAGGTAATTGCAGGTGACGGTCTTACTGGCGGTGGTGCTAGCGGTTCGGTAACACTTAACGTAGGTGCCGGTACTGGTATTACCGTTGCTGCTGATTCGGTAGGTCTTGACACACTCCACACTAGAAACGTAGCGCACGACAGCATCACCCTTACGGCAGGCGCTGGCTTGACTGGTGGCGGTGATATCACTACTTCTCGCACGTTTGCTGTAGGTGCAGGTACTGGTATTACTGTAAATGCTGATAGCATTGAGTTGACCAACTCCGGCAACCTGACTCAGTATAAGTTGTTGATGTGGGGTGCCAACCAACTTGAGCAACCAAACATTACACGCACGGTAGACCAAAGTAGTAACGAGACAATCACGTTCGGTGGTGCTGCGGTTGTTATTGCTGGTAACCTTACCGTAAATGGTACTACTACTAGCGTAAACTCTAATGAGGTAAATATCGGTGATTCAATCATCAAGTTGAACTCTGATGAGACTGGCACCGCTTCACAAAACGCAGGTTTTGAAGTAGAGCGTGGCACTGACGCTAACGTGTCCTTCATCTGGGATGAAACCAACGACTACTTCTCTACGATTGACCAGCCATTCCATATTGGTAACGTAGCCACGATGACTCCTGACGGTACGGACTTCTTCTATATGTATGAGAATGCTACAGGAGAGACTGGTATCGTTAAGAAGGCAAACGTCAATACTGTCGCTGACCTTTTGGGCGCTCCTAAGTGGTTTACCCTTGACTCAACGCAAGATTCTGTTAGTAAAGTAGGAAACACGTACACAATCACTCACGACTACAATACTCAGCGCATTATGGTTCAAGTGGTTGATTCAACTACGTTTGAGACTGTGTTTGTTGATACGGCTAGACCTACCACTAGCACGGTCACTATTGCATTCGCTGCAACGGTTACTGAGGGCGCTTATATCGCAATCCTATCTGCTGCTAAATTGAACGGTGATAGCCTCGTTTACGAAGGATTGACTCAATCACCCTGATAACTAACGGATGACCGCTTATGGAGGGGGCAGGCTAATACCTAGTCCCCTTCTTTTTTGTATTTTTGACAATCAGTAGATTACAAAGAATATGTCTCAAAAGTTTTTAAGTAGTATTAAGTTAACGGGGCTTACAGGGGGCTCTATTCTGAAGATAAATGCTGATGGCATTATTGTTGAGGCTGTTGCTGGAACCGATTACATTACTAGCGTATCTGCTGGTAACCTAGATTCTCTCACGGATGTAGTTATTACTAACCCATCTGCTGACCAGATTCTAGTCTACGGACAGCCAGTGGGTGGAGAACCGGGAGTTAATATCTGGTACAACAAGACACCGAATTATCTTACCCCAGCGTCTTCCATTAACGCACTTGGTGATGTATCTATTACTTCTATTGGCGTTGGGAACCTCCTTAGTTGGAACGGCTCTAATTGGGTTAACTGGGCACCTAACTTTCTAACGTCTTATACTGAGACTGACCCCATCTATACCGCATCTTCTTGGTATACTACTACAAACAACGCTAGTAATTGGGATACGGCTTACGGATGGGGGAACCACGCTGGGCTGTATGCTAATGCGGTTCACACGCATAGCGTCTTCACGCAGGCCACTTCGGGTGTTGTAAACGGAGAAGAGGTTACTGTCCCCGGAGAGAATGGATTCGTTCCTGCTTCAGGTCTTGATGATGGCGGTAAGTTCTTGCGTGGCGATGGTACGTGGCAGGTGGTCACTACAGACCTTACGGGCTATGCTACGGAGACTTGGGTGGGTCAGCAAGGGTATCTTACATCTTACACGGAGACAGACCCTGTATTCGCTGCTTCTGATGTTTACAGTGTCAGGACTGCTGATATAACAAATTGGAATACCGCCTTTGGTTGGGGTGACCACTCTGAGGCTGGGTACCTAACATCTTACACAGAGACTGACCCCATCTACACAGCCTCCTCTTGGTACACGACCACGAACAATGCGTCTAATTGGGATACCGCATATGGATGGGGTAATCACGCAAGCGCAGGTTATCAAGCAGCATCTACTGCTATTACAACAAGTAACATTGGAAGCCAATATGTAGAGGGAGCAAATAGGCTTGGAAGTTACACCGGAAATACAGCAAGTAGTTTTCAAGCGTGGAATCTTTACGAAGCCGGAACTGCACGATTAAACCCAACGGCAGACACTTGGTACTATGGTATGCGCATTTCTCACGGTGACGCAGAAAATTATTATAGTGCAACTCTTGCTATAAGTTTTTTTAACGAAGACCTGTACTTACGTAGGACTCAAGGTGGAACTCCAGCCACTTGGTATAGATTCTGGCACAATGGCGATTTTGGAACGGGGAATATCTCTAACTGGAACACGGCTTACGGGTGGGGTAACCACGCTGACGCTGGATACTTAACCGCTGAAACAGACTCCCAAACCCTTGAATGGAACCAAGGAGAGAAAACACTAACCATCAGCAATGGCAATAGTGTTGACTTAAGTCAGATGGCTTCTGTCCAAGATGTAGAGGCTTA